TGCGCTGCAAGGACTTGACCGACAGCAGATGACCGCCGCCATCAAAAGCGCACCGCTTGGGAGGGTAGACCGTAAAATAGCCTTACTGCGGTACGTTGAGCGGCTCCCGCTGCCGGACATTGCAGCACAGACACACTACAGCCGGACGGCGGTAGGCTATCGGCTGAAAGGCATTGATAATATTTTTAAGTAAAAATCCCCTGCTTTGCCGAAGACCTGCGCTCCACGCAGGGTACTTTGTAAGCAAAGTGGGGGATTTTTGCTTTACAGCAGACTATAATGCTCAGCTAGCAGAAAACGGACATATACAGGGCAGTCCCGGCTTCCGGCGCACCAGTTTTGCACAGTGCGCAGCGGGATGCCTGCGCCTTTGGCAAAAGAGGTCTGCGACATTCCGGTGCGGGAGATCAGCTCCTTCATAGACAGGTGCGCCAGCTCCCAGATGCGGGACAGCCTTGCCTTTTCGGCGTTCAGATCAATGCAGTCAGAAGCGTCATCCGGTGCGCTCAGAGTAATGTTGTTGGAAAAGATTTCCTTCGGCTGCTCTGCGGCCATAGTAAAAAGCTCTGCTTTGGTATACACAATTGACTTCCTTTCTTTCGTGTGGTAGCATAATGGTATGCCTCCACGTGAGGTGTCTTTCACTAAAGTCCCTTAGTCGGTGTTCGCGCGCCGTCTGGAGGACTTTTCTTTTACTCCATATCTTCCAGAGCTTCAAGATACTTCGGGTATAGGTCTTCCACGACGGCCTGTCTCTCAACGTCGTCGAGATTTCCGTTCATGAGTGCCTCACCCTCTTCATCGGAGAGTTCGATGCTGGTAGTGACCATCGGGTCGCGAGCGTCCAGATGAGAGGTCTTGACGTCGCCATCATCGGTGAGATGCGCGTAGATCATCCAAACGCCGTTGTCGTACTCAATTTCGGTTCCGGTGGCCATAACCTTGATTGCGAACTCGTCAACAGTGAGCTTTTTCATAATTGTTACCTCCATGTGTATGTGTGTGGTCTTTCACTGTTTTTATTATACACCCATTGAGTGCAAAAGTCAAGACTTTTTTAAAAACATTATACCAATTAAACGTATTTTTTTGCGCATACGCTGCTCTTTTGCAGTGTGGACGCTTTTCTTTTTTCACGATTTGTGGTATAATCATCTCAACAAATCCTCCCGGCCTCTCGAAGAAGCGCATTAGGGTGGATATTTGAAAAGCCCCCGGTGTCCACTGTGGACACCGGGGGCTTTGTTGTTTCGGTCACATATCTTCGACGGTGTAAGACACGCTGCAGCCGTCCAGCAGGTTGCCGCCCTCGTCGTACTGGTACTCAAAATCGGTATTGGTGCCGTTCGCGTAAGTAACGGCGTAGTCGATCAGATAATCGACATCATCCACTTTGTTCGCATCCAGCTCCATGTTGTAAGGGAGCTGACCAATCTCAAAGAACTCGTTCTCAAAGTCGATTCCCGTCCGGTCATCCATCATGGAGATGCTCAGGATCTTCTTGCCGTCATAAAACTTCGTCATTGCTTGTTCCTCCGTTTATTTTGTGTTCCTTACCGTGATTTAATTATAGCACAAAAGAATCATTTTTGCAATAGAAAAACGCAAAAAAGATTCAGTTTTGCAAAAATATTTTTGAAGAAAGCCCCTGGCACTGATGTCGTGCCAGGGGCCTGTCTTATTTCAGATATTCCCGGATAGCGGCAAGGATCAGGTCGTTTCTGTTGCACTTTTCTTTTTCCATCCGCTCCGTGAGCTTTTGCGCAACTGCGGCAGGGATACGGACCGTCGCCTGGACATCCTCGGCTGCACCCGGCTCGCCAAAGATCATCTCATATTCAGTCCCGTCTAGATGCGCTTCTGCCCACTTGCGGGCGTCATCTTCCTCCAAAGGAAGAATTGATTCGCCACTGGACCATTCGTTGACCCCGATCTGTTGGCTGTACTTGCTCCCGGCTCCGCCGTAGCAGTACAAAAAATAGTTTCCTGCCTTGTTCCGATAGAGCACCTCTTCCTCGTGGTAGAGGCCGCGATAGTCCTGATCTGACTCCCAGTATCCCAATTTCTTTGCGGTCTCCGTGTTGTAGCGGCGATTATTGATTACTTTGTACATTGTTTTTCTCCTATTCTTTTGCTTTTTGCTTTCCGCGTTTTATATCTGCTCTTTTTTGAAATTCGCGATTTCGTATCTTTTTACATTCCGTTGAACAAACGTTCGTACATGTTTTGGAATCAAACGCCTTTCCGCATATAACGCATATCCGGCGCATACTTCGCCTTTCTTTTTTTTGCTCCCCCTTTTCGGCTCGATTTTCCCACATGTATTCTCGTTTGTGATTTCGGATATTGTCCTGAACAACAATTTTGGCACATTCTGGGCAATAACGCTGCAATCCGGAAACAACAGTGTAAGTAGCTCCACAGCTCTGGCAGATATCTGTACTTCCAAGTTTTCGAGTCGTTCCGTTTTTTTGCCTTTCGTTGCTTCGACGATGAGACTCCAACATCGCTGCTCTTTTGCAAGTCGGGCAATATTTGGAATGCGGATAGCCCAAAAACGTGCTTCCACAAGTAGCGCAGACCCTTTCTCTCAATACAGTTTCCCGCTTGATATCACGGGAACATTCGCTGCAATAAGAGCGGTCGCATCCCGGTTTTGCCGAGAAAACAACACCGCAGCGCTTGCATTTCCTCTGTACTTGATTCTTTTCCATTTTTTTCACCATTAGGCGGCATAGAAGGCGCCAGTCATGTTGTCGACGAAGCCATAGCTGACCTTCGAGAATTTCTTTCCGTAGATGTTGATGGAAATGTAAGTGCGATCCTTGCCGTACTTTGCCCAACGGGAAGGAACAACGCTGTACTTTTCGGCATTGCACTGAGCATGAGCAGCCTGCATAGCCTTCTCGATTGCCCATGCAGCACGAAGAGCGGTAGACATATCCACGCCAGAAGTCTTGCGAAGATCCCATGCGCGCTTCATGACCCAACGACGAAGAGTATTGAGCTGAGCCATTTTGAATTTCTTGTCCATTGCAACCATTGTTTGTTCCTCCGTTTATTTTGTGTTCCTTAGCGTGATTTAATTATAGCACAAAAGAATCATTTTTGCAATAGTAAAACGCAAAAAAGATTCAGATTTGCAAAAATATTTTTGAAAATCAATCCCAGAACAGAATAAAACAATAAACTTTTTGTGCTTTTCGCACTGGTTTTGTCGAAACGCTTGTTTTGCAAATCAAAACGTGATATTTTATTCTTGCTTCCAAGGTGAAGCCCTTAACAGTTAAGCGCTCATGCGGATTTTTCCGTGTGGGCGCTTTTCTTTTTTGTCCTTCGTTGTGCGTTCGTTGTCTTTCGTTTTTTGCTGATGCGGTACACTGGATGCACAAGGAGGGATGTTTTATGAGCTATTATCCGGCACCCGGAGCGCCCTACGTTCCGCAGCAGCCTGTCAATCCTTACGGCGGCATGGGCACGGTAGGGCTTGCTACTCCCCTGCCGAACACGCAGATGCAGCAAGCACAGCCGCAGCGTCCGCAGCCGATGAATGGGCAGCAGCCCGTTCAGCAGTCGGTACAGGACGGCGGTTGGCTTCTGGGCAGGCCTGTTTCCAGCAGGGAGGAATTTTTGGCAATACCGTCTGACCTGTACGGCAGACCGACCTACTGCCCGGACTTGCGCAGCGGCGTGATCTACTGCAAGCGTCTCAACCCAGACACCTGCGAATCCTATGTGCAGGAGTTTTACAGCCCGGAAGCGTGGCGGCAGATGCAGGCACAACAGGCACAGCAGACCGCTGCCCCGACACAGCAGTATGTGCCTGTTGAAGAGTATAACGCCCTCGTCCACAGGCTGGATGAACTGGAAAAGTGGCAGAAGAGCTTTTCTAAGCCCGCTGCCACAGCGAAGAAAGGAGAATAAGCGATGCCCTCTCCGTTTGATATGATTACTCACAGCCCCATCATGCAGCTTGCAAATCTGGCTCGCGCCGGACAGAACCCGATGGGGCTTATCCAGCAGTTGGGCGGGCAGAGCGCCCCAATCATGCAGGGCTTGAACCTGATTCAGGGCAAAAACGAAGCACAACTCCGAACGATGGCGCAGAACCTCGCCAAAGAGCGTGGCATCGACCTGAACCAGCTGGCAAGCGTCCTGAATTTGACGCTTCCGAAGTGAGGAGGCTTTGCAATGGACGATTTTGAAAACAGCCATCCTGAAAAAGATTTTGACATCAACAATCTGTGTGGAAATGACAAACTATGGGTTCCTTTGATGCTTGGATTGATTTTCGGTGCTGCCAGCAAAAAGTTGGATGACCCGGAAGACGAAAAAAGCAATTCTCCAAGCTGATTTGATAATCCCAAAATAAGCATCCCTCGCAAGCGAAACGCTTCTCAGTTTTGCGGACTTGACAAAAACCGCTTTTGTTTGGCTTCGCCCATCGCATACGGCGGTGGGATAGCATACGCAAAACTGAAAGGAGTTTTGTTATGGACGATTTTGCAACTGGCTATCTGGCTGGGCAGGACGGCGGTAATAACAACGGCGGATTCTTCGGCAACGAAGGTCTGTGGGCGGTTATCATCCTCGCCATCATCTTCGGCTGGGGCACAAACGGCTACGGTCGGAACGGTGGTGACAACGGCATGAACAGCTACATCCCCTATCTGGTGGGCACTGGTGCAACCGGTCAGGGCGGCGCAGATACTCGTGCGGCTCTGTCTGAGGGCTTCTACCAGCAGGACACCTCCCGCTCTCTGGCTGGCATCCAGAGCGGCATCTGCTCTCTGGGCTACGACCAGCTGGCGCAGATGAACGGCGTCAACGCCAATATCGCAAACGGCTTTGCAAGCGTGAACAACGCTATTTGTCAGCTCGGCTACCAGAACGCACAGCTCGTGAACGGCCTGGAACGCAGCGTGTCCAACGGCGACAATGCCATCAGCCTTGCTATCATGCAGGAGGGCAACGCACGTCAGGCGGGTCAGACCGCTATCCAGACGCAGCTTGCATCTTGCTGCTGCGAGAACAAGCAGCTCATCGGCGACCTGAAGTACACCATTGCACAGCAGGATTGCGCTACCCGTCAGGCCATCGCAGACAACGCTCGTGCCATCGTGGACAACTGCAACGTCAACTTCCGCAGCATGATGGACTACTTCACGCAGGATAAGATCGCAACCCTGACCGCTGAGAACCAGAGCCTGAAGTTCGCCGCTTCTCAGGATCGTCAGAATGCACTTCTGACCACCGTGATGTCCCAGCAGACCGATACCATCCTGAACCGGGTCAATCCTCGTCCGATTCCCGCTTATCAGGTGGCAAACCCTAACGTGGGCGTGAACTGCTGCGGCTGCTGCTAACTTACACACTCCCCGATAACACCGGGTGAACCATCGGGGCAGGGGTATGACACCTCTGCCCCTGATTTTTTAGGAGGAAAACATTATGGCTTGCAAAACAAGCTGCAAACTCTGCCCACACCTCGTCATCTCGGATGCGGTGACGTTCGCCAATGACACGTTGACCATCAACATCCCTGCTGGCGCATACCAGAACGGAGAGAAGTATTGCATCGTGGTTGCCCAGAGCATCCCGGACACGACCACCATCAACGCACCTGTGGTCATTACCATTGGAGCAGGCACGACCGCATACCCTCTGACCGACTGCAACTGCGCTCAGGCAACCGCCGAGAGCATCCATACCCGCACCCGCTACGCTACCCGTGTTGCAACGTCTGCAACCGGCACCGGCACGTTCAAGTATCTTGGCTGCTTCTGTCGTTCCCACGCCGGTGCGCCTGCGTCCATTTCCTGAGGAGGTATAGATTATGGGCAAGACTAATTTTCGCCGCATGATGATGCTTCGCGATCACGACAAAAACCGTGAACCGGAACGTGACCGCCTTGAGGAAGAGCGTGACCGCAGGGAACGTGAGATGGAACGCCGTCTGCGCAAGCTGGAACGCGGCAACGACCGCTATCCCTACTATCCGCAGGAGGAGAATCGCTACATCGACCCCTACCCCGTCCCCCGCTACCCTGACGTAGAGAATGGACGCAGAATGCCGCAAATCGGCTTCTCGCAGAACGGTGACTGGGACAAGCACTCTGGGCAGTATGAGCATGGCGGTGCGGACAGCCGCTCGATCAGGATGCCCCGTCCTCACCTCTCTTATGATGAGGCCGAGGAATGGTGCGACAACATGATCAACGCCGACGGCACGAAGGGCTGTCATTGGACGCTGGAGCAGACTCAGGACGTGGCCAAGCAGCGCAATATCAATTGCGACCCGAACGATTTCTGGGCAGCGATGAATATGATGTACTCGGACTATTGCACGGTCGCTCGGTCGTACAGTGCGGACAATCAAAACTTTTATGCCGATATGGCCGCAGCTTTTCTGCGCGACAAAGATGCTGTTCCCGGAAAAATCGTGAAATATCTGGATGTCATTGTGGACGGCTAAAATCTACTACCAACATTTTACCAATCTAGGGTGGCAAAAATGCGTTAATATCCGTTAGTATTCGTTAGTATTTGCGAAACAGAAAAAGCCAAAAACCCGCATGAGCGCTTGATTTTCAAGCATTCATGCGGGTTTCTCATCTGGTGCGAAGGAGGGGACTCGAACCCCTCTATGTTTTTCGATTTTACGTCTATTTCTTAGCGTTTACCAACTTTTTACCAATCTGGTCACTTTTTTTATCTTTTTGGGCAAGATATTCGTTAAGCATATCTGTATACTGGAGATCTTCTTCGTCGCGGAGTTGCTGATAGATTTGGCGGGTGGTCCTAATGTCGGCGTGACCCATCAGCTTTTGAGCTACCTTGTCAGGAACGCCGGCATAAAAAAGATTGGAAGCATACAGATGCCGGAATTGATGGGCAGTTACTTTGGCCGTCCATTTGTAGTAGGTACGTATCTTTCCGGGCTGGTCTTTTATTTTAGAGTGCTTTTCGCGCTTTTCACTCAAGCCCAGCGAGCGGCAGTATATTGCCCAACGCCATTCATACTGCGATTTTGTGAGCGGCTTTTTTTCACCGGACATGACATAATCCTCTGGAGAATGTTTTTTTGCCTCTTCCTCAAGGGTGGGGCGAAATTTGTCCAAGATGGGAATGGAGCGGTAAGCCTTAGCCGTTTTCAGCTCTTCCTGATAAGACTGATTCCCATCCCACGGCTGTGCTTCTTTTGGTGTGATCTTCCCGGCGGCTAAATCGACGTCTTTCCATTGCAGGCCGTTTGCTTCGCCCAGACGCATACCGGTGTACTCAAAGAGCTGCGCCCAGAATCCGCACCCTTCCGGATGCGCTTCTATCAGCTCGCGCTGCTCTTTGGTCGGTTCTTTCCGTTCAGTTACACGCATTCGCTTTGGAATTTTTGCATCCCGCACGGGATTGTGCGTCCCGTGTAAGTAGTTGCACCAGTGCGTAAAAATGCAGCTTATCACGGAGCGGGCATTTTCAGCGGTCTTTTTGGCTTTTCCTTCAGCGTTTAGCTTGTCAAGATAGCCTTTTATCTGCTGAGCATCTATGTCCTGCATAGGCGTGTCACCAAAATATTCCTTTGTCGGCCTTATATGTTTTAGATAAGATTTTGCTGTTCCACGCCGAATCGGTGCATTCGGCGAAGTAATATAGGCTTGAAATTTTTCTGCTACTTCTACGTAGCTGAGACCACCTTTTTTCTTGATTTTTTTATTTTCCTCATTCCACGTTTGGATCGCATTTTTATATTTTATTTCCGCTTCCGTTTTGGTATGCCCATAATATGACTTCATTTTTCCGTCTGGCATTGTTCGCCTGACTTGGAAAAGTCCATCCTTGCGCTGGGCTTTTTTACTTTTTGGCATTCCTCTGCACCTCCATCATAGAATAGGCGTCATCCAGATTTTTTGCGGCGGCAGTGCCGCAGTCGCGCGCCTGGCGCACAACGTCCATGACCGGCTGTGTCCCGTTCGGGTCGGGGTCGGTCTTCGTCGATTGCGCCATCTCATAGTGGCCGATGATGGCATTGACGATGGACACCCGGTCCCGCAAGGGAGTGTGTAAGTTTGCCAGCACCTCTGTCAGCACCGCCATCGGGTCGGAGCCGTGGTCGCCATAGTAGAGGTACAGCCAGCCGTCCACCTCGTAGTTGGACATCTCATCCACGGCGGCGTGAAGGATCTGGCGCTTCTCCTCGGTGGAGATGTCCTCTTGTAAGTAATCGAGCAGACCGGGATAGATACAGGCGTCCATGCAGCGCCGTGCCGGAATTCTGCACGCTACGCACCATTTGAATATTTCGGGCAGCGTCACAGGAGACGTTCCCCGCTCCCTGCTGGCCACGGTCGGCTTGCTGATCCCAAGCCGTTTTGCTAGCTTTTCCTGGCTGAGTCCGGCTTTTGTCCTTGCCATTTCGAGCGCCTTTGCCACTTGCAAGTCATACTCGTTCATAATTGCCTCCTTTTTTACCGATTCGACACGATATTGCGTATAGATTTTTTACCATCTCCTATGATATAACAATTATGTAAAAAATTTCCATCGTAGGAGGTAAAAAATTATGGCTGCTATTATGTATGTACCCGACGATATGGAGATCATCGACGGGATGCCCGCATCAAAACCAAAAGACCCGGATCGCGTCCGGGCCCCGTGGGAGGAATGACTATGCCAACTGATACCATGCTGCTGGACTACGTCCGAAACCGCACACTCAATCTTGTGTACACGCTATCCAATTATGCCGCTGATCCGGACGTCTACGGCGAGCTGCTGCGCATTGCCCAGCAGGCCAAAGACGACGCTGACTCCGGCATTGACCCCGGCGACCGGCTGGATTGCATCAATGGCCGTGTCGTCGAGCTGTGACATTTTCCCCGTCGTCAGCCCGGCGGCGGGGAATGCTTTTGTGTCCACTGTGGACACCTTCAGATTTGCCCGGCGGGTTGATCTAAAAGCTCCATGAAGCGCTGACCGGACATAAGTTCAATGTTTGCGCCCTCAGCATTCATTTGTTCGGCCTTCTTAATTTTGTAAGATTTTGTCCCATAGCGCTCCTCCCACTCAGCTTCTCGCTGACCACACACCAAAATCTGTGTCCGCGGGCTGATTTGGAGCCGGACCTTTGCTCCGAGGTTCGCAGCTTTTTTTGAAGCATCGTCCCGACCAATTGGGAGCTGGCCTGTTATCACGATGGTTTTTCCATAGAGCGGATGCCGTGGGTCAGCATTTTTATTTTCGGGATACTGGATTCTCCCTTTTCGTGCTTTTCGCTCAGTTTCGGCCTTTGCGGTTCTTGCTTCTTCCTCTGCGAGATCCTGCAAACGGGCATGTGTTTCGGCCCAATGCTCTTGCGTAAAATTGTAGACGTGGAGCGTCGCCTTAACATCTTGAGCTGCATCATGCGGACGATACTTATATCCGATGATATCAGATGCCCACTGCAAGCTCATTCGATTTTTGCTCGTATTTTTTGCGGCATTGTAGTATTTGACCATCTCACGCATCGGGTCAGGGCCCCATGTCAAGGTATCCGGGTCAATCCCATTGTTCCGCAAAAAATTTGGCTCAAAAGGATAGTTGTAAGCGATGACCATGTCGGCGCGGGACAGGATATCCTGTACATACGGCGCGACCTGTGCAAACACTGGGCAAAACCGGACGTCCCCTGGATAGATGCTGTTGACGTTCCACGCACTTTCCCACGTCTCGGTGTGTTCCGGCTTGCAAAGCTGGTTGATCAACACGTTCTCTTCCTCGTCGATGATGGACACCTGCAAGATTTCGTCCTTTTCGGTGTTCAGGCCGGTGGTCTCAAAGTCAATGACTGCGATTTTGTAATGGGCGTTTTGGACATTTCGGATTGCCTGAGCTTCATCCAATTCCTTGAGATAGTCTTTTGGATACTTCCCATTCTCCGGCAAAATCTCCGGCATGGGTAGTATTGGAGATATCGGGTCTGTTTCTTGCCTGGGCACTCCTGCTGTTTCGGACTGTTGGGCTTTCTTCGCTTGACTTTTCCGCGCCGACTTTTTGACCCACTTAAAATACATCGTCATCAACCAGATAACAACAAGCAACAACAAGAGCCCCATTGTTAGCCTCTCAGTGCCCGCGCGCGGACTTCCGGCGACGCTGCGACAAGCAGATCATAGAGGTTGACCATATCGGTGACGGCCTGTCGGTCGTCAGCAGTCCATGTATAATCGTACTGCGCACCGGATGCACCGGAATATCTTGTGATGATGGTTTTGGCACCGAGCATCTCACGCAGCCAATCGATTTCGCTGGTCTCCATCTGGAAATTGGAGAGGGCCCACCAAACTTTTTTGTCTGTATCATAGGCATAATCTGTATAATCCGGGTCGCACTCGTAAGTGTACAGATTATCTCCAGCACGGACATAGACTGTGTTCAGGTCGATGCGGGAAGAACCGTTATAGGAAAAATCCTCGTCGAAATACACGTCCTCGCGTCCGTCAAAAATAAAGATCCACGGGGCAAGGCAACAGCTTTTGTTTTTCTCGGCCTTGTCATAGATGGGGCTGTCGAACTGCCAGCTTTGCTCTACCTCGTCATACTTGACGTTCACCTTCGCAATGGCGGCTTTCAATGCCTGGACCTGGGCTTCTTCGTCGTCATTCATCTCTTCGATCTGCGCCAGCGAGGTGTATCCGGCGGGGCTAAGTGCCATTGTAGGCAGAGCAGCTCCAACCAGAGTTGCCGCAATGCACAAACTGGCAACCATAGTTTTTCCAATTTTCACAAGTTTCATGATTCTTTCTCCGTTCTCTTGATTTTTCATCATCATGGTTGTAATATAGAGCCATGAAATACAACTTAAAGGAGTGTTATGAATGTCTGACAACGAATTTTTAGCCCTTTTGCGGGAACATCCGGAACTCTGGGAACTCGTACTGCGCACCCTTCAAGGGTTTGAAAAGGCCGTTGTCTGACGTCGCGGTTGACCTTTTTTCTTCAAGTCCATATAATGACGGTAGTGCGAATGTTTATTCACTTTCAGAAAGGAGAACTATATGCTTGATGCTCTTCGAGAAAAACTTTTTCCTGAATCGCCTGAACCTGTTCCCTCGGCTGTTACCTGCGGAATCACAGGGGGGATGCACACTTATCGGATTTCGCTGCGCGAAGAATGCAACAACCCTTCGGAAGTCGCTGAAATCGTAGATGAAGTGATTCGCATGTTGAAGGAAAAGAAAGTCTCTTTGCAGACTGCCATGTATCTGCCTGAAGCCTTGCACGATGAGCTCGAAAAGAGCTTTTACATGCAAGTTTTTACAAGCATTTTGGCCCCGTTACCGAACAATGGAGACGATCAGCGCGACGATGGAAACGGCCAAGGCCAGAACTGACAGTGTATTTGCAAACCGCAGCTCGCTTTTCCGGCGGGCCAGATATTGCAGATACATTTTTCCGTTTTGCGAGATTTTGTAGGTGCCTTTCGGGCTGATTCCATTGGAAAAGTCCGGCTCATAATCGACCAGGCCCAAATCGCATAAGCTTTTAAGCTTTGTCGGCCAACCGCCGGTATTCTCTATTGCTTTTTTCGAAAGCAGGCGCAGATCTTCCAGCTCTTCAGGAGACAGCACCATCGTCGAAAAATCCGGCATGTTCGCATAGTCCACGATCATCATCCTTCTTTCTTGCTGCTCTCCAACACGGCCAGCGCGGCGGCTTTGGCTGCTGCACGTGCTTCCGGTGTTGCACTCTTGTATGCCACTTCAATGTCGGCCCATTCTCTTTCGAGCTCGCCTTGCCCGGCGGGCTCTTTTTTTGTGCCCATCAGCTCCTCGACCGAGATGCCAAAATAATCGGCGATCTTCTTGCGGTTTTTTACTTGCGGTAAAGCGCCGTTTTTCCAACTTGTCACAGCGGAACGCTTAAAGCCCAAATCTTCAACAACAACTGTCGGTGATTTTTCGATTTTCTCGCACTGATTTACAAAATTGAACCAAAACAAAAATACCACCTCCTTTTTGTTCAACTTGCCAAATATCGAACTTTGCGTTACTTTTTGGGTCAAAGTTCTTGAAAGTCCGTTGAAGTTCGATTATAATAGTGCCGTACTCAAGAGCGAGACCCCATCTCAGATCGCTTGAGTGCTCATGGGTTCCTCCTGAATGCTGCTTTGCGCTTCAGATGCCCCTACCGCGCGACGGGCCTCAGCCATAGACCCGGAACGACCGCAAAAACGCCGTACCTCGTTTTTGCGTATACCGCCCCCATCTTGACCGTGGGGGACGGTCACACATTGCCGAGATTTTGGGCGCATGTGATCGAGTATGATTGATTCCGCAAATCTATTATAACCCGATTGCACCCGCTTGGCAATGTTTTTTGTGGTCAAAATACGAACAATTATTCACAGGTGAGGTGGAAAAAATGCAGACAACCGTTACGCCGGAGTGGGAATGCGAGGTCCGGAAGCGGATGAAGATTCTCGGTGTGAAGAATTACACCGTGTTGGCCGAGATGGCCGGATACAGCGAGAGCACCGTCCGGAAATACATGTGCGGCTGTTATACCAACGACAACCCCCGTGTGGGAATCGAGCAGGCGCTTGGGATGAGGTGACAAAATGGCAAGGAGTGCAATATTTGCCCGTTTTATGTGTTTTGTCGTGGGCGTGTGCCTCGGCATTTTCGTGATCACGGCTGCTTCCCACCCCCAGAAGAAGGTTTTGCTGGGCTGGGTCGCCTATCTGCTTGTGGTTCTGGCCATGGCCTATCGAATTGGAGGTGCATTGCTGTTATGACCTGTTACATTTTTGCGGACCTGCTGGTCCTGCTGGGGCGCGATGCTTATCACGCCCAGATGACCGAGACGCTGTTCCTGCTGTTCCTGCTGGCACCGATCGTGGCCGGTGCGCCGTATCTGCTGGCCCGGTGGGACGCATACAAGCGCGCTGACAACGCCCGGCGGCGGGCGGCACAGCGGCGGCGGATGGAAAGGATGGCGAAGTGATATGGGTGCTCCGGGAAGATACACCCGCATCTGCGAGGACTGCGGGGTCGTGATGGAGAATGTCGGTGCAACGCGCCGGTTCTGCCCGGCGTGTCTGGCCAAGCGCAGCGCGGAGAAGGCGCGCAACGCCGACCGTGCCAAGCGGGCCGAATGGAAAGAGTGGGAGGCTCAGAGGAGAGTTGAGCAGGAACTGCGGAAGGCATTCCCGCACCCTCCGAAGCCGACCGCAGAGAACAGCATCCAGGCTGTCAATGCCCGCGCGGAAGCGGCTGGCCGCACTTACGGCCAGCAGGTGCTATTTGAACGCAGACATAAGGAGTTGAAAGACCGTGGCGAAATCTAACCGAAGCGAAGCGTGGCACGAGAGCTATGCTGCTATTTTTGGCCGATATGGCTGCATCCGGCTGACGCTGGAGCAGGTCAGCGTGTGCATGGGCATCCCGGCGCGGTACGTCCGCAAACGCTACCCGGATGGGTGGTCCAATATGTCCGGTGCCGATGGCAAAGGCAAGGGAAACACCATCCGGCTGGATACCCTTCTGGATCAGGAATTTAGGACTTACTGAGGAGGAATCGTTATGGAAGAACTTGGAACACCGTTTGTTTGCACTGTAGACGCTAATGGCTCACCGGCTTTTACTTTAATGCCTGGCCGGGGCAAAATGCGAAGATCGCAATTTTGCCCCGGCGGGCAGGCTGATCGACCCGGAAAAGGCAGCGCAGGCGGTGAAAGACAGCGTTGACCGCGGCGAACCGACCCGTGAGATCGCCACCACAAGCCGGTATCTGATTCTGGCTGCCGTGAGCATCTGCACCGACAGCGTGAACGCTTTTGAGCACTATCTGGATGCAAGCGAAGATTACCAGAGGGACAACGCGGAGTACATGGTGCTGGATGGCCGCAAGGCTGCTGCACAGATCCAGAGCATCCTTGGCGTTATGTCTGAGCTGGATGGGCTGGAAGAACATTAAGACTTTTTGAAGGTGGCGCAAAATGTTAAGCAAGAATGGAATGCGTACCCGCGAGCGGATCGGCTATCTGATAGGCAAGTATCAGTGCCGGCTGGAAGATGAACGCATCTCCGACCGGGAGAGAAAGATCTACGCGGATGTTCTGGAAGATCTCCGGCATCTTCTGGAAACGGCTATGCAGGAAGGGCTTCGGAGCTAACTTTCCTGTTTTACACCAATAGCGGCAGGTGGTAAAACAAGAGCCGCTGCCAGCGCGAAAGCGCACAATAGTTTGAAACAAAAAAATGGAGGTACTGCATCATGAAGAAAGACAAAATCATTGTTGACGGAGTGGAATATGTTCGTGCTGACAGCATCCAGAACAACGCTCTGGCGACCGAACTTGATGGGATGCCCTACTGCATGGTCCGCACTTACAGTGCTGGCGTATTTGCTGGGTATCTTGAGAGCCGCGAGGGCAAGGAGGCAACCCTTCGCAATGCTCGCCGGATCTGGTATTGGGATGGCGCTGCAAGTCTGTCTCAGCTGGCCACGGATGGAACCAGCAAGCCGGAAAACTGCAAGTTCCCGTGCCCGGTTGATAGTGTGACGCTGACCGAAGTGATCGAAATCATTCCCATCACTGAAAGAGCTAAAAAGAGTATTGAGGAGGTTGCCGTGTGGAAAATGTAATTAACGGCTCCGGCTCCGGCTCCGGCTCCGGCTACGGCTCCGGCTCCGGCTACGGCTCCGGCTACGGCTCCGGCTACGGCTACGGCGACGGCTCCGGCTACGGCGACGGCTCCTGCTGATTTTTGCAACTCCAATGATGGCAGGAGGGTAAATAAAAGCCATTATCAGCGCGAAAACGCAAAATATTTTTAGAAACGAGGTATTGAAAATGAGCTTTGAAAAATGCAGATCGAACGAACACCACACGTTCCGGCGCGAGTATAGCCGCGACGCCAAGCAAATGGGCCGGGCCATGTACAACATGCTGCTGAACGGTCCGCTGGACAAGTCGCAGGCGATCCTCACCGTGCAGGAAACGCGGGACGCCTGCTCCTACTGTCGTTCTCTGGTCGAGAAGGACATCCGGACGTTGGTGTTTTCCTGCATCCCGGACGTCCCTGATGACGAAGATGACGTTTCGCACGAACCCACGGTCGGCGAAGTGACGCTCTGAAAGGACGGTCAAGATGCCAACGAAAACCAACTCCCGGCGGCGTGGGCCGTCTGCGGGCGTTTCTGGCGGGGTTTTGGCTGAGCCCATCAGTTTCCCGGTCAAGGGCCCGAAAGCCCGCGAGATCAAGCCGGAGGAGTGCGTGGTGCGCGTTATTGCTGCCTGCGAGGATGGAATCCGCGTTGTGGTGCTCCCGAAGGAGTCTGCTGTGCTGGACATTCTCAACGAGACATACGGCCCGCTGGGCTGGGGCGACTCGTACTACTACACAAAAAATTGGTGGAGATGCCAGCTCGAAGTGCTCTCCCCTGTCAATGGTCTTCCGGTGCGGAAGGACGCCGGGCCGATGTGCCTGCCCTCCGCCGATGTGGACCGGATGCAGGAAAACACCAGTTTTCTCCGCGCGGCGGCACTGTTCGGCGTCGCGGAGGACGTGATGGACCTGAAGCCCATCGCCCTGAAGAGCGAGCAGGTCCCGGTGGTGAAGGACCAGCACGGCGTATGGCGCGCGGCGGAAAAGCTCACGGTTGACCGTTTCGCCCGCGCTGAAGACGGACACATCCACATGGTGCAGTTTACACTGGCCAGTGGGAAGAAAGTCTTATGGGACGAGGCGACGTTGTAGGAAGCCTTCCGGTCGTCTATGACCCAGCCCGGAAGCAGATCGTTGTGGAAAACTCGGCGGAATTTGTGAAAACACAGATCCGCCAAAAGCTGGACGATCTGGCACATGGCTCTCCGCTGCGGCTGACGCTCACCGTGGAGCGGCAGCGAAAAAAACGCTCGCTGGAGCAGAACCGCATGATGTGGGCACTGCTCACCATCATGGCCGACACGTACAACGCTGGGAAAGCGGGCGGCATCACCCCGGAAGCCTGCTATATCGAGATGCTCGAAGAATACGGCCTCGAATATGACTTTCTGGAGCTTCCGGTGGCCGCTGTGCCCATCCTGCGCAAGACATACCGGCTGGTATACGTGGTAGAGCTGCTGGACAACGACCGCTGCACTGTCAAGGCGTCGATGGGTTCCAGCAGTTTTTCCACCGCTCAGATGACGGCCTTCATCGACGGCATTTTTGACCGACTGGCCGAGATGGGCGTCAACGACCCGAATGTGACACGATATTGGCAAGAATGGCAGGAGGTGCCGAGGTAATGGCTATATCCATCATGCAGACCCGGCGGGAGTGTTATGTCTGCCGGATGAAGTACAACGTGTCCACCGTGGACATGTTGGAAGAACACCATGTGCTCAACGGCCCGCTGCGGCCGGTGGCCGAAAAGTATGGCCTGAAGGTCTGGCTGTGCCACCGGCACCACAACGAGCCGGGATACAGTGCCCATTTTGACCACCACCTTCGGCTCGACCTCAAAAAGCAGGCCCAGCAGGATTTTGAAGACCTCTATGGGCACGACCGCTGGATGGCGGAAATCGGAAAGGATTATCTGAAATGCTCAACATTGTAGCGATCATGGGGCGGCTCGTCGCGGATCCTGAACTGCGCACCACCGCCAACGGCACCAACGTGTGCAGCTTCCGTATCGCCTGCGACCGGAACTTTGTTTCTCAGGGGCAGGAACGGCAGGCGGATTTTATCGACATCGTGGTCTGGCGGAAGGGGGCTGATTTTGTCTGTAAGTATTTCCAGAAAGGCAGCATGATCGCCGTGGACGGCGCATTGCAGAGCCGGAATTACAAGGACAAGCAGGGCAACAGCCGCACGGCTGTGGAGGTCGTGGCGAACCATATCAGCTTTGCCGGGCCCAGCAAGAAGCCCGGCGGGCAGGCCGTGGATGACGGCGGCGAAGCACCGCCCAAAGGCTACCGAGAGCCCGCACCGGCATATTCCCAGGGCTCTGCTGACGATTTCGCTGTGATCGACGACAATGATGACCTGCCGTTCTGACCCTCTTGGGGGGGGGTAACCTGTGAAAAACACGACTAAAAAACAGAGCTATATTATGATTCTCGACTGGATGGTCGATAAGTACAAGCTCAAGGGCAACGAGTTGCTGGCCTACGCGCTGATCTATGGATTCAGTCAGGACGGCGAGAGCGAGTACAAGGGAAGCTTCAGCTATCTTTCCCGGTGGCTGGGAGCCGACCGTGCAACAATAATCCGGGTGCTCAAGCGGCTGGAAAGCAAAGGCCTGCTCACAAAACGGCAGGAACTTGTGGCCGGTCAGATGGTCAACCGGTACGTTGCCGAGGTACCAGAAGAGGTCCAGAAGACGGTCGAAAGCAAGGACGATGCACCCGAAAATCCGGCGGAATCTCACCCGCCTGACCAGTGGCAAAACGCCACTAGTCGCAAAACGCCACTAGTGGCAAAATGCGACGGGGACCAGTGGCAAAACGCCACGGGGGGTAGTGGCAAAATGCCACCCAGTAATACTACTGGGTATACTACTGGGTATACTACTCCTTCGTGCGCGCGAGGCGCACAAGGGGGCGAACCTACCCCGAAGGATGTTTTCGCGGAGTATGCCGGAACGGACAAGCCTCTGCTGGAGGCTCTGACCCGGTTCGACGCATACCGGGCATCCCGGCGGGGCAAGGTGTGGGACGCCCAGGCTGCACGAGCTGTGTGCGACAAGCTCACCCAGCTGGCGGATGAATCAAAAACAACAAAACGCACAGAGTACATGATCGCCAGCATCATGCAGAGCATCGAGGCTGGATGGAGTGTCCTGGACCACCCGAAGAGCTGGGGCGGTGCGCCGAAGCTGAGAAAGACAGTGGACCGGCCCGAACCCAGCGGGAACGATTTTTTGAAAAACGCTGCACACCGGCGGTCACTCGCCCGGAAGTGCGGATAGAACCAAAACGGAGGAACCCACAATGAGAAATATGGCTAAGATCGCGATTATTAACCTCAAGGGCGGCGTCGGAAAGTCCGTCACCGCCTGCAACCTGTCCTGCATCCTGGCGGGCATCCATTCCCGGCGGGTGCTGGTCATGGATCTAGACAAGCAGGCCAACACGAGCAAATTTTTTAAGCGGTTTTCGGACACGGCAGACACGATGGGCGATGTGCTAGAACTCAGAGTCAAGCTGCCCGACGTGATCCAGCAGACCGATTTTGACGGCGTTGACATTGCACCCAGCAACATGAGCATGCTGCTGGCCAACAAAAACGTGATGTTCGACGTCCGGCGTCCGCAGGCCGACCGGCTGAAGAACGCCCTCGAACCGCTGCGAAACGATTACGATTACTGCATTTTCGACTGTCCACCTGACATCGACATGGCCACCATCAACGCTCTGGTTGCTGCTGATTACGTCATCATCCCGGTGGATTGCGACGAGTGGGCGCTGGACGGGCTGGCCGAGATCATGGATCAGGTGCGGGACATCCAGCACGGATACAATCACGAGCTTGCCGTGATGGGTGTGCTGGCCACCAAGTATTACCGGTGTCTGTATTCGACGCAGGCCATCAATCAGATCGCCCATCTTGATATCCCGGCTTTCCGGAACGAGGACGGCAGCGTGATGCGCATCAACAACAGCGTCCGGGTCAAGGAAGCGAAATCTGCACATGAGCCGCTGTACAAGTTCGCACCCAAGTGCAAGCCTGCCGAGCAGTACAAAAATCTGGCAGAACGTGTGATGCAGATCGTGGAGGGAAAGTGATATGAGCACTGGATTATTGAGCGGGCTTCTGAGTGTTCAGCCGGACGCCCCGGCGGGGCCTGGGATGCGGGTGGTCATGATCGACCGCAAAAACATTATCATCAACCCGGACAACCGGAAGATTTATCGCATCGGGGACGTGTCCCGGCTCAAAGAGGATATCAAGACCAACGGCATCCGCCAGCCGCTGGAAGTGGTGGAGCTGGATGGTGGCAATTACAAGCTGATCGGCGGAGAGCGGCGGTTGACCGCCTGCGAGGAGCTGGCCAAAGAGGGCGATACACGGTTTGAAGCTCTCCCCTGCGTCATCCTCAAGCTCAAGTATGACGATGACGAGAAGATCGCGCTCATCACGGCCAACGCAACCGCACGTGACCTGACGGACGGTGAACGGCTGGCGCAGTATGAGACGCTCAAAGAGATTTTGACACGGCGAAAAAGCCTCGGTGGGCTGAGCGGAAAGGTCCGTGATGAGCTGTGCAGGATCCTGGGCTTGAGCACTGGTGCAGCGGCCCGGCTAAACGCGATCTCGGAAAACTGCGGCGATGATACCAAGCGAGAGCTTCAGGCTGGGGAAATCACCCTGATGGGCGCATATCGGCGGGCACAAGAGATTATTGCGGCGCGGATGGCGCAGCAGGAAGCAGCGAAAGCCCCGAAACCGGCTAAACCGGTGTACGAAAAGCCGGTCGTGTTCGACTGCAAACCGGAGTCTTCGGTAACGATACCGCAGAATCCTGATTATGACGAATGGAATCTTCCGCTAGAGTGCCGGTTAGCAGTAGAAGAAGCCCACAAAAAAGCCAACGAAAGCCATGGCTTGCCAGAGAAATCCGCAGAATCCCGTGGGAAGGACACACTGCGCAAGCTGGCGGAAAAAACTCTTGGTGCGAATGCAGCGTGGGAGCTGGCTTGGGAGGACGTGCGTTTCCGGCTTGCGTATTACAAGCAGCTTCTGCCCGGCGGGGCAACGCTGTGGAAACGGATAGACACCACCAGAGAGGATGCCGGACAGACCTGTGATGACTACGCCATCATTCTGCAAGATAACAGATTCGCCACCTGCGGCTGGATAAGTTTCTACTCTGGCATTACGGATATTCTGACGAAATTTTTTGAGCTGAAATAAACAAGGAGGAACCACAATGGAGCCGCTTACGCCACGAGAATTTCGGAAACTGTATGCTATTCCTTACGACATCGAAAAGCGTCAGCGGCGCATTGAACAGCTCGAAGCGATCCAGGCCGAAGGCCCGCAGAGCGCCTCCGATGTGGTCAAGTCTTCCAGCGGTGAGGGGAACGCCTGCATCCTGAGTCACGCGACCGTGACCGGGACGGACATTTCTTTCACCCGGCGGGAAGATGAGATCAAGCGGCTCAAGTGGACCAACGTCCAGCAGCGGAAAAAGTACATGTATGGTCTGAGCCTTATTGAGAGCTGCGATGACTGCGAGCTGCGGGCGCTGCTCACGGCAATCTGCACGGAAGGCAAAAAGCCGCAGATCGTGGCAGTCGAGCTTATGGAGAAGGGGATGGATGTCGGTCCTGAAGCCATTCGAAGCCGAGTGGATCGGTGGATTAAGAAGAATGTGAGGTAAGGCAAATGAAAAATTGTCCTGTGTGTGATTTTATTAGACAATCTAAAGACGCTTTGGAAGAACTTGGCGGATATGTGTCCTTCGGGTGCTCTACAATAGCGTGGTATCATAGAGATGATAATTTAATATATTCCATGAACAGTAACGGAACAACTCAACTTTTATATTGCCCTAATTGCGGACTCCCGATAAATGAAATACAGAGAAATCCAGAGCATCTAAAGGAGACCAATAATGACAGATGAAGGCTTCCGACGGCTTGCAAGTGATTTGAAGTGCGGCCTGATTACTATGGACCAAATTCGGGCGGCAGGATTAGATCGAGAAGTAAAGGATTATCTGGATTCTTTCCAATACGCCTATATTGAGACTATGAAAAAAATGACCTTGAATGAAAAAAATTCTGACACGATAAACCCACTGCACTACGAGATGTGCAAAGAATCTTCCAACCTATGCGAAGGCTGCTCAAATCTTACGTCGTTATATGCGGATGGTAAAGTTGTTGAGCAATGCTGTGAAGATCGCACCTGCCCCATCTGGCTCAAAGACCATCCAAAAGATAAAATCAAACGGGTCAAAACGCTCACAGTCGAAGAGTGGAGGCGGAAAGTAGTAAAAGAGGAAGAGCCTGCAAACCCGTGTGCGGGGTGCAAATATCGAAAATATAAGGAAGCTATACACGTCAGACCCTATTGGCCTTTTTGCATAATACCTGAATGGTTAAGGTTTCGTAATCCGTACTACGACTGTGAAAATCCATCCTGCCCGAATTGGAACCGGCTGTGGTGGCGAAACAACGATGATGGTTCACTTCTTCTGGATCAGGAACCTATCAAGCTGAAGAGAAAGATTCAACACGCGGCCTATGCGCTGGTAACGTGGATGAACAATGCTATCAGCACAATTTCAGAAGAAATATAAAAAATATTTCAAAGTATTCAAGGAAAACTAACAAAATCAGTTTATATAAGTCATACTTTCAAAAGTGTGTTTATCGTAGAATCGTAATTCCCGTGCACGAAATGCACGGATTGCAGCAAAACGCACGAAATGACCGAAATGCACGATTTGCCCGGATTGCGCATTTTTGATGTGCTATAATCAAAATGCGGTTATTGGGTGAGAGCCCAAGCGACCGATCATTGTGGATTCAGACTTCCCGGCGGGAATCATAGAGCGGTCGAACCTTACCGCACTCAATGGGACCAGCGCCGTCCGCTCCAAAACCCAGCGGCGCATAACGAACAAGATATCACATCCACCCGGCGGGGTGCCCACAGTGGACACTTTGGAAAGGAGCACAATCCATGCTTGGACTTTTCAGCAAATTGTTTCAGCCTCTCGTGAAAAGCTGTGTGCTTGCACCTGTGTTCCGGAAAATTTTTCAAGTAGCATTCAAAAGTAATTTTGTGCGCATCGCTTGGAGTATCGGTTTTCAGGTGAGCCGCACAAAGCGTGAGCCGAGGGCAGAGATCGGAGGAACCGGCTGTATCTAAGGCGCGACCGACCTGCTATTCGGCGAACACCTGCTGCTGATACCATCGGGTGCAAGATCACTTAAAAATTTACGGCGGCTTTTCAAGCAGCTGCAAAAAGCCGCCGTTTTTATGTCGCTTTAGCTCAACCGGAAGAGCTGACGGCTCATAACCGTTTGGTTGCAGGTTCAAACCCTGCAAGCGGCATTCTTGTATATTCCTGTAGCTCAATTGGTAGAGCGTCGGTCTCCAAAACCGAAGGCTGAAGGCTCGGTCCCTTCCGGGAATGCCAGGCGCGCACCCTTTGAGGGGGCGGCGCGAATAGCGGGGCATCCAGCCGCGAAAGTTCTGGATGCAGCGGAACCTTATCTCTTGAGCCTCCTGGCGAAATTGATATGCGGTGGAATGCAAGGTTCCGCTTATTTTGAATTTGGATTGAAATGGCACGAGTGTATAACTTGAGCGGTTTCAGGCTTTTTGTTTTGCCAGAAAGGAGGGATCCACTATGAAATATGGCGTTCCGTATCAAGGGAGCAAGAACAAAATTGCACAGTGGATTATCTCCAATCTCCCCTCTGGGGACACACTGATCGACCTGTTTGCCGGTGGCTGTGCCGTCACCCATGCCGCGATACTGTCTGGAAAATGGAACCGCATTGTCGCGAATGACATCGGTGATGCGCCGCAGTTGTTCATGGACGCTATCCACGGAAAGTATGCCAACGAAAAGCGTTGGATTAGCCGTGAGGAGTTTCACCGAATAAAAGATTCCGACATTTACGTTTCGCTTTGTTGGAGTTTCGGAAACAATCGAAGCGACTATCTCTATGCCAGGGAAATCGAGCCGTGGAAGAAAGCTCTTCATTTTGCAAGAGTGCATAATGATTATAGTCTATTTTGTGAGTTCGGAATAAAAACAACCGGAAGCAAAAAAGATATTTTAGAAAACGAATCCGTATATAAAGAAAAATACATAAAATGGTGGCTTTCTCAGCAACCATATAAAGCGGATAAACTCGAAGAGCTTATTCGCCAAACGCAGTCGGACATAAAAAAATCGGAAAAGGTTCTTAGAGATTATCTTTTAGCCGGATTAAAACAATCTGGAATTTCGCAATCTGAAGTTCAAAAAAGACTCGGAACGCAAATGGCTGGGCATTATTTTGGCCGCTCTCAATGGAGCTTTCCGACAAAGGAAATGTATCAAAAAATGCAGACATTTATGCCATATCCGACCGAGTATAAAGAACTTACAGAACTATACAATCTGCACAATCTGCAAAAAAGGCTGGGAAGTCTGGAAAGTCTGGAAAGTCTGGGAAGTCTGGAAAGGCTGGAAAATCGGCGAAGTCTGGGAAGTCTGGAAAGGCTGGAAAATCTGCAAAGTCTGCGAAGGCTGGAAATGCTGCAAAAAGATTATGCGAAAGTCCAAATCCCGGATGACGCAATTGTGTACGCAGACCCACCATATAAGGGGACGGACTGCACCGGCTATAAATGCGAGTTCGACCATATGGCTTTTGAACAATGGCTGGAAAAGGTTCCGTTTATGGTGATCGTCAGCGAATACGAAGCGCCTGCTGGATGCGTAGAAATTGCAAGCATAAAGAAGCAATCCACTATGGGCACTGGTAACAAAGGCGGGTGCAAAACCGAGAAACTATTTGTCCAGGAAAGGTTCTCGAACAAATATAAAAGCCTAATGCTGCTGGAACATGGGCAACAACTGACAATGCTATGACCGAACGATTATTGAATTGGCTCAAGAGTCTGATTGCATCCGGCGATGTGCATTCGTTCTACTGTTCTTCGCAGTGGGTGCGGCTGTCGCATGAGGTGCTGGATATGGACAAGCACGAGTGCCAGATTTGCAAGCAGCGCGGGCGATACCGGCGCGCCGACCTGGTCCATCATGTCAACCATGTCAAGGACGCACCGGAAAGGGCACTGGACATCTGGTATACAGATGCAGACGGCAACCGGCAGCGCAACCTTATCAGTGTATGCAAGGACTGCCACGAGACGGTCTGCCACCCGGAGCGGATGCACAGATGCAAAAGCGCTCCGCCGTTGACGCGCGAGCGCTGGGACTGACCGGCTGTGTGAGCCTTTCTCCCCTGTCCGGTGTCCACGGTGGACACCCCCCTCCCGAAAAAACGGGGTGAGCGGTTTGGGGCCTTACTCGTGGTGTCCCTCGACTTTCCAGCTTTCCTCTCACGCACACGTGCGCGCGGGAATCGTTGTGATGTTGCACAAAATTCGATGAAAGGATGGTTCCATGTCGAAAACGGTAAAACCGCCCTCTTTTGCTGCGGCTTGCAAAAAGTACAGCAAAGAATTGAAGGAAATCGAGGATGCGGCAAAAGCGGCGAACTGTGACACAAACTTTTTGTACCGCTCAACGCTTGACCGCTACGTCACCCAGCTGGATCTGTTGACGCAGGCGCAGACGGACATGAACAAAAATGGCCTGACCGTCACGAAAGTCACGCCAAAGGGTGCCGAAATGGAAATCGCCAATCCTGCTATTCAAATCTATAACCAGACGGCCAGCGCGGCAAACTCCACCGTTTCGACCCTGCTGCGCGTCATCCAGCAGTTCAAATTTATGGTGGCGAATGCCGGTGAGGACGATGACCTCTAACATTCCCCCGGAGATTTTGGAGTACATCGAGCAGGTGGAGGCCGATAATCCTCGCGCCTGCCGGGAGCAGCATGCGCTTGTTGCGCTTGTGCGGCGCATTTTTGAAACAGAAGACGTTCATGTGGATACCGAGCGAATGCGGAAATATTTCCGACTCGCCCGGTATTTTCCGTATGACAGGCTTTTTCCATGGCAGACCTTTGCTCTGGGGCTGTGGTTGTGCACCTACCGCGCAGATAATACCCCCCGCTTCAAAACGCTGTTTGCGATGGTGGGTCGTGGTGCGGGCAAAGACGGCGTGATCGCCATTTCTTCGGCGGCGCTCATCAGCCCATACAACCCGGTCCCGCATTACAATGTAGACATCTGTGCCAACAACGAGGAACAGGCTGTCACCCCCGTCAAAGATATCGTGGAAGCGCTGGAGAATCCGACCTGGGAAGCCAAATTGTCAAAATATTACTACCACACAAAAGAGATCCTTCGGGGCCGCAAAAACCTGGGCGAGGTCAAAGGCCGAACCAACAACCCGAAGGGCCGTGACGGTATGCGTTCCGGCGCGGTCATCTTCAACGAAGTCCACCAATACCAAAACTATGACAACATTAAAGTCTTCGTCACCGGCCAGGGCAAGGTTGCCGAGCCGCGCGTGGGCTTTTTTACTTCCAACGGCGATGTCAGCGACGGCCCGCTGGACGACTATCTTGCACGAGGCCGCAGGATCCTGTTTGAAGGCGAGGCGGATGAGGGCTTTTTGCCGTTCATCTGCTGCCTGGACGCGAAAGACCAGGTGCACGACGAAAACAATTGGTGCATGGCAAACCCATCACTCCCCTACCTGCCCCACCTGATGCAGGAAATTCGGGACGAGTACCGCGACTGGCGGGAGCGCCCGGAACAGAACGGTGATTTCATCACGAAACGCATGGGCATCCGGGATGGGGCCAAAGAAATCGCCGTCACCGACTACGAAAAGATCAGGGCCACCAACACCCCCCTGCCCGACCTGGCCGGGTGGAGCTGCACGGTGGGTATCGACTACGCCGAGTTGAGCGACTGGGCGGCGGTCAACCTCCACTTCCGGCGCGGCGACAAGCGCTTCGATATCAACCACGCCTGGATCTGCGCACAGAGCAAAACACTGACCCGCATCAAGGCCCCGTGGAAAACGTGGTGTGACATGGGCGTGTGCACCTATGTGGACGATGTGAGCATTTCTCCGTATCTGCTCACGGATTACATCCGGGATTCCGGGCGCATCTATAACATCAAAAAACTGGCGCTGGATAACTTCCGCTACACCATGATGGCCGAAGCGTTGCAGAGCATCGGCTTTGACGCAAAGGACAAGACCCGCGTGAAGCTGATCCGTCCCAGCGACATCATGCAGGTGGACCCGGTGATCCAGGACTGTTTCGACCGAGGCCTTTTCACCTGGGGAGACTTGCCTCAGCTGCGCTGGGCAGTCAACAACACAAAACGTGTGCGCAGCAGCCGCAGTCAGGGCGTGGATACCGGAAACTTCGTTTATGCGAAGATCGAGGCAAAATCCCGAAAAACAGACCCCTTCATGGCCTTGGTAGCTTCCATGGTCATCGAAACCGAGCTGGGCACCGGACAAGTTCAGCTCCCCAAAATCGGAGCAATATGCTGGTAAGGAGTTCAAACCATGTCATTTTCCAAAAAAGTAAAAGAGTTCTTCGGATTTCAAAAATCCGATGGGCTCAAGCTCCCCGCGCAGCATGTGGATGAGACCAATGTGCCCATCAACGCCTCGGCGGTAAAAGCCTCCCTTGCCGACTGGATGACCTGTTGGGAAGAATACCGCCTGCGGGATCTGGCGTTCAACTGCTGCGTGAACCTCATTGCAAAAGCGATTGCAAACTGCGAGTTCAAGACGTTCGAGCGCGGACAGGCCGTCAAAAAAGATTACTATTACATGCTCAACGTGGAGCCGAACGTCAACGAAAACAGCACGGCGTTCTGGCAAAAGGTCGTTTACCGGCTCTATAAAAAAAATGAGGCGCTGATCCTTGCCACCCAGCGCGGCGGCATGCTGAATCTGGTCGTGGCAGACAGCTGGACGAAGCCGGAATACTTTCCGACGGCGGAAAACATCTACCGGCAGATCCAGGTGGGAAATGAACCGTACACCCGCGACCTGAAGGAAAGCGAGGTCATCCACCTTGTGCTCAACAGCGCCGATGCAAAGGCGGTGGTGGATGCGCTCTATACCAGTTACAACAAGCTGCTGGAAGCAAGCATGAAAAATCACAGCTGGAATGCTGGCCAGCACATGAAAGTCCATGTTTCGCAGGTCAATTCCGGGCAGGACAATTTCGAGGAGCTGTTTGCGCAGCGGTTGAATCAGCAGTACAAGCCGTTCCTGCAAAATGATTTTGGCATTCTGCCGGAATTTGATGGTTACGATTTCCAGCAGTTTTCAGAATCGGGCAAGACCGGCGACACGCGGGATATCCGGGCGCTTGTGGACGACATTTTTTCTTTCACGGCGCGGGGGTTCGGCATCCCACCCGTCCTGGTGCAGGGCGAAGTTGCCGGGATCAGCGACGTGGTCACGCATTGGCTCACAACCTGCATCGACCCGCTGGCGGCACAGATCAGCGAGGAGCTGAACCGAAAGCTGTATGGACGCCGGGTCTGGCAGAGCGGCGACCGCGTGAACGTAGACACCTCGACTATCCAGCATTTTGATATCCTGAGCAATGCGGACAAGATTGAAAAAATCGTGGAAAGCGCGGCATGGAGCATCAACGAGCTGCGTGAAAAGGTCGGAGATTCCACCATTACAGAGGACTGGGCAAACATCCATTGGATGACCAAAAACATTGCAACGGTCGAAGCCATTGCCCGCAATGCCGCGACCGAAGCCAACAAAAAGGAGGACAAGAACAGTGCCTAAACCGTATTTTGATATGCAGCAGAGCGGCGAGGAAGCCAACATTTATATTTTTGGCGACATTACCAGTTTCCGGTGCATCGAAAATGATGTCAGCGCCTATCACCTGGCCAACCAGCTGGAGCAGGCCGGGAACCTTGCCGAGATCAACGTCCATGTGGACAGCTATGGCGGCGAGGTCTCGGAAGGCTTTGCAATCTACAACGCCCTGCGGGCCAAAAACGCACAGATCACGACCTACGCCGACGGATTTGTGGCCAGCGCGGCCATTTACCCGTATCTGGCCGGTACGCAGCGCATCGCCAACAATGTGAGCGCATTTTATTTCCACCCCGTCATTGGCGGCACCTACGGATACTCCGAAGACCTCCGCGAGGCTGCGGATGAGCTGGACAAGCTGACGGAGATCGGCCTGGGTGCGTTTACCAATGCGGGCATGAAGGAGCAGGCGGCGCGGGACCTCATCAACAGTAAAACGTGGTACAGCCCCGAAGCTGTGCTGGAAATGGGCCTTGCCACCAGCATCCAGAAGGGTGCGCGCGGCGACGAGGCCACCCAGAGTGTGCACGACATGCTCATCCGTCAAACGCTGGCCGTTCCCTCCCCGGCACCCAAAAAGCCGCCCCAGGAACCGCCCGCTCTACCCCAGAACAACCTGCTGAGCTTGTTTTCGAAGCTCTGACCAAACCGTAAAGGCGTGTCCAAACTGGACACGCCTTTTTGAATACCAAAAAGGAGACAACAACATGAATCTGAAAGACATGTACCAGAAGAATCAGAAACTGTCTGACCTGCGCCAGCGGCTGGCCGGTGCCATCAAGGACAATAAGCCCGACGAACTGTCTGACGCCTTTTCGGAGATGTGCCAGACCATCGGCGACATCAATGCGGAGGAGTACGAGGCCCAGTTGAACGGTCTGAGGCAGCAGCTCGACAACTCTGCTCTGTATGCGCGCGGCATCCGGCAGCTGACCATGGAAGAGAAGGAATACTACCAGAAGATCAGCGACGCCATGCGCAGCGAGAACCCGAAGCAGGCCCTCGAAAACGTGAGTGTCGTTTTCCCGCAGACCATCATCTCCCGCGTCATGGAAGACCTGACCGAGAGCCATCCTCTGCTGAGCAAGATCCAGTTCACCCCGACCGGCGGCGCCATCCGGATGATGCTGAACACCGACGGTCGCCACAAGGCCGCATGGGGTAAGCTGTGCGCAAAGATCATCGAGGAGCTGACCTCCGGCTTCAAGGAAGTTGACGTCGGCTTGTACAAGCTCTCTGCGTTTATCCCGGTCTGCAAGGCTCAGCTGGACCTCGGCCCCGAATGGCTGGACCGCTATATCCGCGCCATCCTGGCCGAAGCACTCGCCAACGGCCTGGAAGACGGCATCGTGATGGGCGACGGCAACGACAAGCCCATCGGCATGATCCGCGATGTGAGCGAGAGCGCTTCCGTTGTCGGCGGCGCATACCCCGAAAAAGCCAAGATCAAGGTCTCGGATTTCGAGCCCACCACCATGGGCAAGCTGGTCGCTCTGCTGGCCGTCACCCCGAACGGCAAGGATCGCAACCCGGATGACCTCATCCTGCTGGTCAACCCGCAGGACTACTACGAAAAGGTCATGCCCGCCACCACGATCCGCACCCCGGACGGCACCTATCGCAACAACGTCCTGCCCTATCCTGCCACCATCATTCCGGTTTCTGCTCTGCCGCGCGGCCAGGCTGTGTTCGGCGTGGGCCGGCTGTACTTTGCAGCCGTCGGCATGAACAAGGGCGGCAGGCTGGAGTACGATGACTCCTATCGTTTCCTGGAGGACGAGCGCGTCTATCTCATCAAGCTGTATGCCAACGGCTTCCCGGTGGACAACAACGCTTTCCTGAACCTCGACATTTCCGGCCTGCGCCCGCTGCATTACAAGGTCGAGACCGTCACCTCTCCTACACCGTCCGCTGACGCCAACCTGGCCTCCCTGAAACTGGGCAACCTGACCCTGACCCCGGCCTTCAGCGCGACCACGGCCAGCTACACCGCAACGACCGATACGGCCTCCAATGTCATCACTGCCACCCCCGCAAACGCCGGTGCGACCGTGCAGGTCAAGGTCGGCAGCAAGATCATCGAGAACGGCAAGTCTGCCACCTGGGCCGAAGGCTCCAACACTGTGACCATCAACGTGACGGCAGAAGACGGCACGACCACCAAGGCCTACACCGTCACCGTCACCAAGTCCTGACCTTATGACGACCGTATGGGATGGCATCCGGGACGTGCTGCTCCCGGATGTCAAAAACTATCTCGACATCACATGGGATGACGACGCAGTGGACACGAAGGTCTGGAACCTCACCGTGGGCGGTATGTCCTATCTGGACGGCAAGATCGGCGAGCCACAGGACTACACCGCGCCCGGTCTGCACCGGGACCTGCTCATGGATTACGTCCGCTACGCCCGCGACGGCGCGGCGGATATCTTTGAGAACAACTACCGTCATCTCATTTTGGCAGCGCAAAACGAAAGGCGGGTGAGCGCTTATGCCACGCAAAATGCCGACCAGACCAACGAATGACATCTCGCAGAACTTCAATGCAGGCGTTCTGGCCGTCTTTTCGACCGAGGACGTCGCCGATGTCGGCCACCAACCCAAAATCAAGCTGAAAAGGAAGCTCTCGGCCTGCTACGAAGAGCAGCGGCTTGGCATCAACCGGCTGTATCTCAGCCGCCAGAACCTCGCGGAGATTGTCCGCGTGGTGCGGGTGCCGCGCGCACCGGTGCAGATCAGCAGCCAGGACGTGGCCCGGACCGAAGACGGCCAATATTATCGCATCGACACGGTGCAGGTGGTGGAAAACTGCCACCCGCCCTCGATGGATATCAGCCTGCGGGCCGTCGAGGAAGATTTCGACAAACGCCTGAAGGAGGATGGCAAATGACGTGGAGCGAGTGCATCATCGCAGCCCATACAGCAGTCACCGACCAGGTGAGCCATGGCGGGCGGATGAAATCCAAACGGTATTTCGTCTGGCAGGAAGACGGAGCCTCCGATTTTGAGGCGGAAGGCAAGCACGTCGAAGGCTGCGTCACCGGCACGACTGATCTTTTTACCCAGAACGAGTTCGACCCCTGGCGCGAAGCGCTGGAGCAGTCGTTCGACTCGTTCGACTCCATTGCCTGGCGGCTGAACAGCATCCAGTTCGAGGCCGACCGGGGCATCTGGCACTACGAGTGGAGCTGGGAGGTGGCCGGTTGTGGCTAAGATCACCTCCAAAAAGGCCAACGACTATCTTGCCCAGTTGGAAAAGCTGACCAACGAGACGGACAGCATCTGCAAACACGCGGTCTACGAGGGTGCAAAAGTCGTGGCCGATGCGATCAAACAATCCATCGACGCGCTTCCGGTCCAGGCACCACCGGCAAAACAGTCATATTTCTACTTGTCGCAGGAATCCAGAGATGCGGGAGAAAAACTGCATGGAATTTCTGAGGCACAGAAAAAAGGCTTGCAAGAGGGCTTCGGCATCACCAACATGCGCCACGAAAACGGTGCCTGGAACGTCAAAATCGGCTTTGAGGGCTACAACGAAGTCCAGACAAAGACCTATCCGAACGGCCAGCCGAACGCGCTCATTGCCCGCAGCGTTGAAAGCGGGAGCAGTGTGCGAGACAAAACGCGTTTTATCGCCCCGACTGTCAACGCCTGCCGGAAAAATGCGCAAAACGCCATGGAAGTGGTAATCCAAAAGCAAATCGAAGCCATCACGAAGAAATAAACCCAAAGAAGGTGTCCACCGTGGACACCTTCTTCTTTTTTTATTTGGAGGAAAAACATGCCTGAGAATCCGAAAAGCATTGTGACGACCGGTTTTTCCAACATCCATGTCGCGCTGTATGCAGCCGACGGTGGGAATGTCACTTACACTGGCGTCCGCAAGCTGGGCCGCTCGGTGAGTATGAGCACCGATATCTCGACCAGCGACGATAACAACTTCTACGCTGACGACCGGCTGGCCGAGACCGAGACCGGTTCCGCCTTCACGGACGGTTCCGGCACCATGACCATTGACGGCCTGAGCCCGGACGACGAAGCTTTCCTCATGGGCCTGAAAGCGGGCAACCCGGTGCAGGTGGACAGCAGCAACAGCGTTGAGACGCTGGAGTATGGTGCGGAGATGGAGCCGCCTTACATCGGCATCGGTGCCGTGAAAAAGGTCCAGCGGGACGGCAAGAGCTACTGGGGCGCCATTATTCTGGCAAAATGCCGCTGCAAGGTGCCCGGTGACGACGCCACCACGCAGGAAGATCAGATCGACTGGCAGACCCAGGACATCGACTTCACCATCATGCGGGACGACAGCGCAAAGAACCGCTGGAAGATCATCCCGAAGACCCTGTTCACGACCGAAAACGCGGCAGTAGCCTTTGTCAAGAAAGCTCTGGGAGGCGAATAACAGATGAACGACAAGTATGTTGTGTGGACGAATATCAAGGGCAAGAAATTTCCGCTCTGCCTGACCATCGGGGCGGCGGATGTGCTGGAAAAAGCGTTCGGCAATGTCAACGCGGTCGTGGAGAGCGTCACCGCTCACGCCGACAAGCAGGAGCTGGCCGAAATGATGCGCGTGATCCTGACCGTACTTCGCCCGCTGGCGGAAGCTGGCAAGGCGTATCTCGCCGCAAGCGCTTCGTTTTCCGGCGAAAAGCCGGAAAATACCGCAGATCTTCCGGCAGATGATGTTCTTCAGGCGATTTTGTCCGGCACTGAGATCGTCGAAATCTGGGCCGACGTTGCCATGGCTCTGCGCGGCGGGTCCTCCCGCGATGTGGAGGTCGCACCGGATAACAACCCAAAAAACGGCGAAACCGCCATGTGATCCGGTTGAATACCACATGGTATCTGTATTACGGCCGAAAGCTCGGCATGACAGAGCGCGAAGTTCTGGCCTGCCCGCTTGGCCGAATGCTGGATTATATGGCGTGTATGCAGATCGAGAACGGTGCAGACCAAAAAGTCTATGCCGACCTCGATACGCTGGCGGCGATACAATGAGGAGGTGGTAGCGCTTGGCAAAAACGGACATCGGCCCAAAAATCAGCGTTGAGGGCGAAAGCGAATACCGCAAACAGATGCAAAACATCATCCAGCAGCAGAAGGAGTATTCCTCTGAGCTGAATCTTGTCACTGCACAGCTTGGAAAAAACGCCAACGCACAGCAAAAGGCCTCCTCCATTGCCTCTGTGCTGAAAAAACAGATCCAGAATCAGGAATCTGCCCTTTCAGCGCAAAACACGATGCTTCAAAAAGCAGTCACCAAATGGGGCGACGCCAGCAAAGAAGCATCCGGATTCCGCACTGCGATCAACAAGACCAGCGCCGAACTGGCAACCCTCAAGAGTCGTTTGTCTGACGCGGAAAACGGTCTGGGCGAATTTTCGGACCAGACAAGAACGTCCGGCGACGACCTTGCTGCCTCTGTGACAGCGGGCACGTTGGCCGCAAAAGCCTATGCGGCCATCGGCAGCACTCTGCTGTCGGCAGGCAAAAAGGTCGTTGAGGCGGGCGTCAGCTATAACGCCCAGCTGGAGCAGTATCAAACGGCATTGACCAACATGCTCGGCAGCGCATCCGCTGCGGAAAACGCACTGGAGCAGATCAAGCAGGACGCGGCCCGGACCCCCTTTGACACGGCGGGCCTTGTCAAGGCCAACGAGCTGCTGATCTCGACCGGCGTTGATGCAGATTCTTCCCGCAAGGTCATCCTTGCGCTGGGCGATGCGGTCTCTGCAACCGGCGGCGGAAACGAGGAGCTGAGCCGGATGGCCCAGAACCTCCAACAAATCAAAAACGCCGGAAAGGCCACGGCGGCGGACATCAAGCAATTTGCCTATGCGGGCATTGATGTCTACGGCATTCTGGCCGACTACACCGGCAAATCGACCGCCGAAGTGCAGAAAATGACCGTCACCTATGACGTGCTGACCGCTGCACTGGAAAAGGCCTCAGATGAGGGCGGGCGGTACTACAACTCCATGTCCACCCAGAGCGAGACGCTCAACGGCCAGATGTCCACGCTGACGGATAACGCCACTCAGCTGGCGGGCCTTATGACTGCTGATCTGACCGACGGCATCAAAATGGTCGTCGGCAACCTCAATGATATGACCGTTGCGGCGGCTGAAGCATACAAAACGGACGGCTGGGTCGGTCTGGCAAAGGAGATCGCGTCGCTGAATCCGCTGATCTCAGGCGTAATCAGCGAGATATCTGCTTTGGGCGATGGACTGTCTACTATTGCCCAAAATGCGATCAGCGTCCTTGATCAGTGGAGCTACAAGCTCAACAAAGCGCTGGGCAAGGACGCCTATGCAGGGTATGACAGCTACGAGGACTACCGCTCACAGACGGACAGCCAGAAAAACAAAAACCGCCGAAGGCGGGAAGCCATGGCCGGAAAAGGCATCTCAAACCAAAAACAATACGACCGGCTGCATCCGACCGTAACGCCCCCGACAAGCAGCGGAAGTGATACGCCGACCGGGAGCACGACCCAAAAAAACAAAAAGGCCGCTGCCGACCAGAAGAAGCTCGCCAAAAGCGTGACCGAAACCAACACCCAGCTGTTGGAGGGCACCGGCAACATCGTCGGGGCCATCAAGCAGGTGACGGAAACCGCCGATAACACCTACAACGTCTACGACGGAACGACCAAGCAGCTTAAAGACACGACGCAGGAAACCGCCCAGACCGTCACCCGGACATGGACCGAGATGGTGGACGGCATCCAAAAAAACTACAAGCAGGTCGTCACCCTGCTGGACGGCGTGGAGCAGAGCAGCAAGACGACCGTTGAAAACGTCACGACTGCCGGAAAGACCGCAGTTGCCTCGAAGTCGGAGAAGATCTATGGTGTGGACGGCGTTGTCGGCGCTCTGGACCGGACGACCCAGACCACCAAGAAGATCGAGCAAGTCATTGACCAGACGACCGGCGAGGTAAAAGAGAACGTTGTCTCTACAACCGATGTGGTGACGGACTCATATACAGCCATTGTGGACGGCGTCGCCCAGGCAGTCACTCGCACGACAACTTATGTCAACGGCATTGTGACCGACGTGCAGGAAAAGACAAACGGCCTGAAGACCGAGATCAAGGGCGTTCAGGGTACGGTGGGCAGCTTCTCGCAGTTCATCCTCGACCTTGATACGAAACTGGGCGGTCTGGAACAGGCAGCTTCCAATCTGAGCAAAAGCCCGCTCGGAAGCTGGTTTTCGGACTTGTCGAAAGGCTACCGCGCAAGCGACAGCTTTTTTGACGACATCGACGTGCCCGGCCTGATTGTAGGAGGGCTTGTTTCAGCGGCTACCGGTTACATGAAGGGCGGCATACCGGGAGCGATTGCAAGCGCGGGCCTGTCCATTGTGGGCAACCTGATCGGGACAAATCTTTCCGGCCTGGCCAATGAGTCGAACAACTGGGGCGCAGACCTTGTCACCGGCATGGCGAACGGCATGAAAGAGGCTGGCGGATTTTTGGCCACTGCCGCAAAAGGGCTGGCCGAGACCGTGAAAAGTTTCCTGCATTTCTCCCGTCCGGACGTTGGCCCGCTGCGGGAATATGAGCAGTGGATGCCGGACATGGTCAAGGGTATGGCCAAAGGGATCACCGATAATGCCTATGTGCTGCGCGACGCGGTGCGCGGGCTGAGCGGCCAGATGGAAACTCAGCTCACCTATGACGTGGGCCGGGCCAGTTCTGCGCTCACCACGGCTTACAACACCCGGCGCATCAGCATGGGCGGCGTCAGCATCAGCATCTACCCGCAGGAAGGGCAGGATGCTGAGGAGATCGCCCAGTACACCATCGACAAGCTGCAAATGATGATAAATTCGGAGGCCTCCGCCAATGGAGAAATACCTGTATTTTAACGGCCACAGCTCGGACGAGTATTTTTGCCACATCGAGCACAAGCCGGAGATCCCGGTCCCGGAAGCCAAATACGAGGAGTATGAGGTGCCGGGTCGAAACGGAAAGCTCCATGCTGACCTTGGCTATTACGACAATGTCACCGTGACGTATCAACTGTATTTCCACGGCAAAAATCCGACGGCGGAAGACGCCCGCACCGTCAAGAAATGGCTGGCCGGAACGCCAGGAGCGCATCAGCTCTCCGATGGATACGACCCGTCGTTTTTTTATTTCGCAACGGCCAAACCGGGCAGCATCTCGAACATCCTCAACAAGTACGGCCGGCTGTCGGTGGATTTTGACTGTGATCCGCGCCACTTTCTCGTGTCAGGCTATCAGGCTGCGGCACTGGAAAACGGACAGACCCTCCTCAACCCGCTGGATCAGGTGGCACTCCCCTATCTGGAGATCACCGGAAACGGCGCAGAGGGAAAAGTCGTCGTCAACGGCGTGGAATTTGCCGCCATGCCCCCGGCAGATCGGGTGCTCTATGCCGACTGCGAAAACTGGGACGCTTACGTCACCGGCGGCACCAATGCAAACGCGCTTGTCGGCGGCACCTGGCCCACGCTGCGGCCGGGCGAAAATACGATCAGCTGGAGCGGCGGCGTGACCGGCGTGACCCTGACTCCAAGGTGGTGGACATTATGACGCCGATCTTACACGAGGCCGATGTAACCTCCATCGGCAATTACGGCTTGGGCGCGCTGAAAGACGCTCTCAGCTGCACCGTCAGCTGCGAAGAAAACGGTGCGTATGACCTGACCCTCATCTATCCGATGACCGGTCTCCATGCGGAGCTGCTGGCCGAACGCAGGCTCATCAGCGCGGCCCCGTCCCGGTACGAAAACCGGCAGCTGTTCCGCATCTACCGGATGACGCGGCCCACCGACGGCAAGATCCAGGCCTATGCGCATCACATCTCGTATGACCTCAAAGATTGCATTGTCAAACCTTTCACGGCTGCGTCGCTGAGCGAGGCCATCACAAAACTCAAGGCTGGAATCGTAGGAGACTGCCCGTTCGACATTTCAGCCAATTACGATACTGCGGGCACGTTTTCGGTCTCGAAGCCGATGACCGTCCGTGCGGCGCTGCTGTCCAGAAACAGCGACAACCTTGCCTCGGCCTATGATGGCGTCTGGACGTTCGACGGCCTGAGCTGTGTGCTGCGCAAAAAAGAAACCGTTGACCGCGGAGTCAAGATTGCATACGGCCTGAACCTGCTGGACGTCACACAGGAAAAAAATATCGAGGACGTCTACACCCACGTCTATCCCTTCTGGATGAACTCCGAGAAGAGCAAGTATTATGACCTGGAGCCCATCGCGGCTTCCAGCATCACCGGATACCGGAAGATCTACCCGCTCGACCTCACCAGCTACTACCAGAAAGCGCCTTCGAACGCCAGCATGAAAAAGACGACCGACGAGTTCATCCAGAAAAATGAGATCGGCAAGATCAGCGTCAGCCTGACGGTCTCTTATGTGCAGCTGGAAAAGTGCGTGGAGTACACAGGCTCCGGCCAGAGCGGGATTATCCTGCGTGGTGATACGGTCGAGGTGCGGTATCTGCGTTTGGGCGTGAGCGCCACGGCGCGGATCACCAAGACAGATTACAATGCACTTCTGGAGCGCTATGACTCCCTGCAAGTGGGCGACGCCAAAGAGCGCCTGGCCCGCACGACCATCCGGGAGCGCAGCCGCGTGACCACCACCAACGACCGGGCGGTGGATGCCAGCCGCGTGGCCACCGATTATATCGAGGAGAGCGAAACAGGCAGCATCAATTTCGGGGTCGGCGATCACTCGTATATCATCAACCCGGACGGCCTGGAATTTCGCGGGGTGCGAAATTCCAGCGTCATCTGGGACAACTCCGCCAATGCGCCGGGTGGTCTGGACGGCAATGTTTTTGTCCCGATGGATCTGGCAAGCTACGCGGTCGTTGCCGTTGGCTTCATCGACAACCTGGGCAGTATTTTTGACAGCAGCGTCATTGACAACAACAGTATCCAATGGGCAATCGCGCCGGTCAACGGAAAAAGTGTCCGAGCAACGTACACCTGGGACTATCCGCGCATCCGGGAATTTTCGGTCAGTAAAACCGGCGTCCAGTTTGGACCCGGTGGATGGCTGGAATCCAAAAAGATAAATAATATCCCGGTCGGCGTGACGATGAACAAAAACAAAAAATGCTGCATCCCGTATGTTGTGATGGGCTTTTTGTGATGGAGGAGTCTATGTATCTTATCACGTTCCGGCCTGACACGCGCCGGATCACATCGGCGGGCGTTATCAACCCGACTTACGCACTGACCACCCTGCCCGATGGGGCCGCATACTCTGACACACTTCCGGACGGAAATGTGACGGACTATCTGCTTTCCGAATCAGGCGATTTTATTTGGAGCAAGGAGGACAATGATGCGAGAGATCAAAATTGACTTCGACAATCCCGGCCTTCCGCAGCGTCTGGACGTTGTGGAGAACGACACGCAGAGCCGCTTTTTCAAGGCCGTTCTGTACAAAGACGGCAAGGCATACGCTGCGCCGTCCGGTGCAACGTACAGCATCATGTATCGAGGATTCGGACCTCAAAATGAGGGTTGGTATGATACCATCAACGACGGCGCTGGCAAGCGGGCGGCCTGCTCGGTATCCGGCAACGTCGTCACCTGCGAGATTGCACGGCAGGCCCTCCGCGTCCCAGGCCATGTCAGCGTCGTGCTCTGCGTGACCGGCAGCAATGGCTATATGCTCCATGGCTGGCCCATTGATTGCAACTGTCGCAATGACAATTATACCGGCGGAACGTCGGTGGAGAGCTTCTTCTATATCACTCAGATTACCAACGCGGACTGGACCGCGGCGATCAAGACCTGGGAAGAGCTCAAGAACATGATCGACCCCACCCTTTCCATCTCCGGCAAGGCAGCGGATGCGGCAAAGGTGAGAGAGGCGATCAATGCGGAGGCAACCAGAGCGAAGGCAGCCGAGAAGGAGAACGCGAAGGGGATTGGGCAGCTAAAGGAAGATTTATGGGAAAATCCATCTATCTATTCGCCGTTTGAGTTAGGCTCTTTAATGAATGGTGAAATTACCAATGTTCAATATAGAATTGTTTCTACAAACATTATTCACACCAATTCAACACTGTATATTGCAATAAGCAAAAATAGAAGAGTCGGCATACACTATTATGACTCTAATGGAAAATTTATCTTTGACTCAAAATGGCAGACCTTAGAATATGTCATTCCAGAAAACTCGTACTTCAGAATTACAATATCTGCATTTCCGAGTTCTGGTGGTGATGAAAATAAATATAAAGCAAATGTGAATACACTTTTGGAATATGTTAAATTTAATCCAATTTATGACATTTTTGCAAGAAAAACTGCCGTAAAAGATATAATTAAAAAACTGAGCAGAGGAGAAAAAATAACATTTTATGATTATTTTGAAACAAACGAATGGACAGCTTGCAATAATCTTACGAATGGAGACCTTACATATGGATTTACTTCAAGGTTGGGCTTGTTGAACATTATGGATACCGAGGTTGACATTAATTTAAGTGTAGAAAAAGGCCGAAGATTAGGTGTTGCCTATTTTGACGAAAACGGAAAGTTTGTTAAAGACCCAGGATGGCAGAAAGAACACGTCTTTATTCCTAAAAATTCTCATGTTAGATTATTAATTTCCAGCACCGATGTCACTAATGATGACGAACAAATGAAGTACGCTGATGCTAACAAATACCTAAAATACATTAGCTTTGAAAATTTTCCGTTCTTTAATAAAAAAATAGATACATACCCATTTTCTGTAAGTGTTTCACTCGAAACCCTACTGGAAACATCAAACTTGAAAAGAATGCAAGGCGGAGTATTTGCTAATGGATATCTATATTATGCTAAAACTGACGACACAACGGCCACGATATATAAATATGATTTGACATCTAAAACAGAAGTGCTAAGTGCGAGTGGTAATTATATGCACGCTGGAGATATGACATACAATTCAACAAAAAATCTTATTGTCGTTATTCATGGCGGCACTTCGGAAACGAATATTTGGTTTTTGTCTCCCGAAACCCTTGAACTTGTGTCGAGTAAAACCGTATTGACTACCGGAAGAAGAATTGGTGGAATAGCATATATTAAAGGTAGTGATGAATACGTTTTGGAACTATCTAAAAATGGCGTATGGAACAATTATAGCTTTGCAATATGCGATAATGATTTTAATATAAAGCTAGAATTTGAGCCAATAAAAAATGGCTACGTAATGCAGGGAATAGAATACAATAATAATTTGATTTACTCACTATACTCAGAACCAAATATTGTCGTTGCTTATGACTTGAACGGAAATTATGTTGGCTGTCATAAAATTGACATTCGGTCTGAACCGGAATTTATTACATTTAATGGTGACGAAATTATTATCGGGTCAGATGGTGACGGCATTATTAGAAAAGCCACTCGAAAGTATTTGTGGGAGTAAAGAGAGCTTTAGCTTACCATTCGCTCACTCACACAAAAATAGAAAGGACTGATAACATGCTCCCTATCATGGACGTTTCCCGCTGGCAGGGGCGCATCAACTGGGACAAGGTCAAGGCAAGCGGCCTTATTTCCGGCGTGATGCTGCGGGCGCTGGGTAACAGCGCGGAAGACAAGCCCAGCAAGCCGTACATTGACCCCACCTTTGAGCGCAACTACCGCGAGTGCCAACGGCTGGGCATCTCCTGCGGTGTGTACTACTACTGCAAGGCGGTCAACACGGCAGAGGCGGACGCAGAGCTTGCCCTGCTGCGCAAGGTGCTGACCGGCAAGACGGTGCAGCTGCCTGTGGCGGTGGACATTGAGGACAAATATGTGCAAGCGCCGCTCGACAAGCAAACCCTGACGGACATTGCAGCCCATGCGCTGGGCACTGTTGAGCGCTGGGGCTTCTACGCCATGCTGTACACCGGGCTGTACTTTGGCCGCGATAACATGTACATGACCGGCGCTGCGCTGAAGCCTTATGACGTGTGGCTGGCTGCCTACCGCAGCAAAAAGCCCGCACCGGAATGGAGCTTCGGGCTGTGGCAGTATACCAGCACCGCCAGTGTGCCGGGCATCACGGGCAACGCAGACCTTTCCCACGCTTACAAGGACTATTCCAAAATCATCGCAAAAAAGGGGCTGGACAGGCTCCGGGAGGGGTAAACCGAATGGAGAGTATCGCAGCCGCCCTCATTACCGGTGCAATCACGCTGATCGGCGTTCTGATTGCCAACAGCAAAAGCCAAGCCGTGACCGAAACCAAGCTGGAAGAACTGACCAGAGAAGTCAGGGCACACAACAATTTCGCCCAGCGCATCCCCGTGCTGGAAGAGAAAATGAAGGTCGCCGATCACCGAATTGCCGACCTCGAAGAAAAGGAAAGGAACTGATACCATGACTAAAAACAAGATTTCCACCGGAACCATCGCTCGCACCGCCGTCCTCGCTCTGGCACTGACCAATCAGATCCTCAGCGCAACCGGCCACTCCCCGCTCCCCATAGAGTCGGAGCAGCTGGAGCAGATCATCACCACCGGCATCACCGTCGTCGCTTCCCTCGTGGCGTGGTGGGAGAACAATTCCTTTACGTCTGCCGCCATCCACGCCGATCACGTCCTCAATCAGATGCAGGGAAAGGAATAAGGAGAAAACACATTATGATTATTACCGGCATGGCAGAATATGAAAGCGTGTGCAAAAATGCACTGGTTGAGTGGTACAACGCGCACCGCGAGACCAAAATCACCCTCGAAAACGTCTTTGTGGTCTGGTCTTGCAAGACGCTCCAGAACTACAAGGCTCTACTGTCTACCACCGTGAACGGTGACGGCATCTATGCTGAGTACACCTACAACGGCGATAAGCAGGAGTTGTACGAGGATGTGTACAGCAAGCTGACCAATCGCTGCATCAATCAGCTGTAAGGAGGATATCATGGCAAGCACTACATACCACCATATCGGTGACGTTACCGGTATGTTCGCCGCACAAGAGCAATTTCGGCACGTCACGAAAATGGTCTGTGGACGTTTTCGTGGTCTCACGAAAACATACCATCTCGGTGCCGTCACCGTAATGGTGCGCAACGCCGGACAGCTGCCGCAGCCTTTTTGGCTCGGTGCTGCCTGTGGCGGCGGCTCGTGTAGTGCTGCCCGCTGCGCTGCAAGGACTTGACCGACAGC